AAGTTCATAGGGTATGCTAGTCTAGGATAGTTACCTGGATTATCTTGATCCACCTCAACAGTACCAGGAGCTATTATAGCTAAATCATCTGTTACAGTAGAGAAGTTATTTGGATTAATTTTTATGTAAACCCCAGCAGGCACAGGAATATCTACAGCCGGGTCTATAACACTTGGGATTTCAATGAATCCCTCCACCTGAGATTCTTTCTCAAGCACAGTAGTATAAACACATCTGTTAGTTGGTCCGTTTGTATCAGCCTTAACTATAAGTCTATCTCCAGCCTGTACCTTCCTAGCATTCTCACCTTCAAGTAAGAAGAATGTGTTATTGGTTAGTGGATCATTAAAAAAGATACTGCTATAGATTGTATCGTAAGTTTCCTCATCAGGCTTGATTACAAACTTGTATCTGGTTGCCCAGTATGGAGGCTTCTGCGTAGCAGGTATAGTTACCTGAATAGAGTTCTTAGTATCTGATGCTGAGCAAGGAATATGAACAGTATTGTTTGCGCTTACCAATGCAGTGGTTGACCGGTTAAAGTCATCCATATATACTATACCAATCTCATACCCTCTGTTGCTATGCAAGCTTCTTGGAGAATTAATCTTCTGGTAGAATGCCTCAATAAAGTTATAAGAATAATACTCGTATACGTTCACTGTAGGTGTAGTAGTATTATTTACATACCTCATGGTAAGCAACTGCAATCCAATCTGTGTGCTAGCAGGACTTGTTATTATGCCAATGCCTTGACCAGCAGATCCAATACCACTCTGGTATTTAATCAATGCGTTTAGATTATTTGGAAGAGCACAGTTAAACTGATCAGTAAATGTGGTACCATTACATGAGTTAGCTACTGATTGAATATTTCCTGCTTCTCCTACAGCATCTTGAAACTCAACGCTACTTGCCAACTCATATACTGAGCTGTAAGATTTAGGCAATACAAATGAAAATGTAAGAGACACATTATCAGTAGTCTCTGTAGGAAATGGTGTATCACCTGCAAACTGCTGATGGTCGAAAGTCATCTCGACCGTAATAGAGGCACCTGTGACAAGCTCATATCCTGCGAGGTTCAAATACACCACTGAGTTAGGTATCGTCTGCGAGGAGCCAAAATTATAGGTACCTGAGGCAAGTGAGTTAGTTATCTCAGTATTGTCAACCTCTTCTGATATCAACGTAGTAGAGTACTCCAAGTCAACTGGATTACCATTATTATCCAGCATGTCATATCCCTCAACGTAGTTGCCATACATAAGCCTATTGCCCATAATAGTTTGGGCCTTAGCTAGTAGTGGTACGTTGTCAAATAATCTAGATAACTCATTCTCAGAAAGAACGGTAAATATCTTGCTATTTGTAAATGTAAATGTGTAGTTAGTATTGTCAGATAAACCTAGGTCAGCTTTGTTAAGCTTCTCAATTACCTTAATGATATTGCTCGTAGTCTCCTTAAATAGTAAATCAATACCCTTAACAAGTGGTCCACCAGTATTGTAAGTTACAATAGCGGTATTAAACTTGTTCTGCATACCATCATTAAGATAGCTGTTGATGCTAAAGTCAAAAGCCTTAGGCTCAAAAGCAGGAGCAGACCACTGAGATGTAGCTGAGTACTCATCATCCTCATACCAGTATCTGTATGCAAAGCAAATGAATCTACTCTCTAAGTAGTTCTCCTCATTCCCACTATTGATAAGTTCAACGCTAGGTGACTCTACTGGTGGCTTCTTGATAACAAGAATAGACTCAGCACTAAACTGGTCAATGTTCCCTACAGGATCTGCATAGTTCTTATCTAGGTTAATTACTCTAGGTGGATTGTAATCGTCTGTAAAAAATAATAAGTTGTCAATAATGTTGACACCAGTAATTAGATAGCCTGGATTAAAGTTCAGCGTGGTATTATCCCCACCACCATCGTTGATACTAATAACGTGGTACGTGAGTATATTATTGTACACGTTGAAGGATACAATCATATCAAGCTTACCAGTAGCCCCAACACCAAAGTTAGAGTCATGGATAAACCAGTAGACAGTCTCCTTACTGCTGTCAGTAATCGTGCCTATACATCTAGCAGATGCGCTAAGCGCAGTTCCATTAATATACTTTAACGTGGTTAACTTGGTATTACCTTTGGTGTTTTCAATGACTCCAATCTCTGAGTTCTCAGTAGAACCCATACGAACATTAAGAGCATCAATATACTCTCCATCAGGAATAAGTCGTTCATCAACGACTTTATTCATTCTGCCAGTTATGAAATTCCTAGTAATATTCGCCATATTATTTCAACCACTTGTCCATTCCACGTAGGTTCATTAACAATCTACCTGGATGAATGTTGCTTATTCTTATTTTAGCATTTCTTAAAAGCGAAGACTTCTCTCTTCTGGCACGAGCAATAATGTACTCCTGTACACCAAGCTTGGCATTCAGTATTTCGTATTGAATGTACGCATAAATAAACTTTTCAAACAATTTATTTACACTAATAATTGAATCGTCTCCTCCCTCCATACCATCTGATATGTACTCAAGTACCACAGACTGTCCATACATGTCTGAGTTAAAGTTAATCACACCACTCTTGGCATCGATATTAAATGTAGGATTGAAGTTAGCAGTCTCATTGTTAAGACCATATCTAGTGCCAATGCCATACTCGAAGTACCATTCTCCTCCTCCTAAATCCCATCCCTCCTGACCATCGTATGGGCTTTGTGGGTTCAAGTAAATGCTTTTCTTTACACCCTCTAATCTCTGTAAGTCAATCTCAGAAAACTCAGGAGACAATGCATTACCTTGGTTATCAAATAATATCTTGCCAGTATTATCCTGCAAGTATGCATTTGAAGAAAGTGTTTGAATGTTCTCTGTAAGTGGTCTCAAGTAACCATCCTTGTATAGGTTTACTCTAACCCAGTTCACGTAGTCAGATGGCAGGATGTACTTAAGCGTATCGTTAACAGTTAGTTGAAGAACTTTTACTTGCTTAAACGCATCATAGTTTAATTCTTGTATTGCTCTCTTAGCATGAAACAGAATTTTATATCGCTCCTCATTATTTATCAAGGAGTGATTCCCAGCGTACATCAACATAAAGTTGTTGACAATATCCTGAAGGCTAACGTACTGATATGACCCCCAATTTTTATCAATTGGTTGATTGCCACCATTTTCGTAATACTGATATTGAGTAATGTATGCCATGATTATTGTGATTGTTTTTGTTCCTCAGCACCACCAAACTGAACTGCCTCAATCTCACGAATAGACATGCCAGCATACTGAAGAATCTTTGAAACTAATTTTATTTCATCCTCGACAGGAAGCTCAAAGTCTTGGTATCCCAATCCAGGAGACTGATTGAACACAGGCTCACCATTAGTTAACGTAGTGAATGTCCACTTAGGATCCTTTGGATATCTGAAGTAGCTAGCATCCAACTCGTTAGCCAAATTAAATGTTGTAGGATATACCGTTAGTATACTTCCCTCCTGTGTATATGCTGGAAAGTTTTCAGTAGGAGCAGTCAAGTTAGAATTTACTAGCATAGTAATCTTTCCATGAGTAACCTTCTCTGCCTCTGCTTTAAATACCCTAGTAGCACCTGAAGCATCGTAGCATAAAATCTTGTTAATCATAAAGTAATCAAAACCAGTTGTAGTTACCGATGGCAAGTAGAATCTATTGGTAGCTGGAGCAACCTGAGTAAGTGTTGATGTAACTGCAAATAGTTCTATTGCTTCCTCTAAAGCCTTCTTCTGATTAGCGTAATCGGTTCCAGAAATACGGGCATTCTCCTTATTAACAAAGTCATTATAATCAGAAAAGTACTCTTCATAGATTTCTAGCTGTGCCTGCTTGGCAAACAGGTTGAAGTCAGAAGGTGAGATGTATCCGTAGTTATTCTTGTTAAGAATTGCCAATACGGTATTTCTAACTGAGTTGATCATTCTAGTCTTTTTACAAATATAAACAAAAAAAAAGAGGGTGTTATTACACCCCCATTTTTAAACTTAAACCCAAAAAAACTATGTTACAAATCTAAATTATTTTCTAACATTTTCAAAGCATCAATGCCATCATCTGTCTTCAAGAATTGAGAAACAGCAAAGTATGGATCATCACCATAAGATACAGTAAGCATCTTCTTCTTTACTGATGGAGTATTAAACCACACTTCCTTATTATTGTTTCTAAATGTAAGAAGTTTATTCTCAAAGAACACGTGAATATTTGCCTGAAGCTTTAACATTGGGTCCTGTATGATATTCAAGAACCCTCTTGGATCTCTCTTTGCGTAAATCAAAACATCACGCTTAAGCTCAGATGTTGTGAACTTATTTGGGTCCTTGTTAAACAATACCCTAGAGATTGTCTCAAGCTGATCAACGCTAAGTTGACGTGCTTCAATCAATGCATCTACCTCAGAGGTAAGCTTTTCTACTTCCTTAGCTGCATCTCTCTCATAATCAACCTGCATAAATGATATACCATTTAGTGGGTGATAGTGAAGGAACTGCTGTAATACTGGGTTGTTTCTTGGAACTGATAAGAATCCATTCTCAAATACGATTGGCTCTAAGATTGCATTGCCATCCTGCTCATCCTCAAATGGAGACTTCTGATTAATAGCATATCTTAGTGGTCTGTTTACATTGTTGTCTTCATCAAAGTAAAGTAGAGGATATCTCCTAGTGTTTCTTGATGGTAGAGTAAAAGATAAAGGAGCAGACTCTCCTTTTAATTTGTATACCTTGTCGGTATTAATTGCATTTTTTTTCATTTGATTAAATTTAAAGATTTAAAATAGAGGGAGCCAC